TTTTTTCATTTCCTCAACCATCTTTTTTCTAGCTGTTAATGTAAAAGACTTATCAGCCACTATTAATAAACTTTTGTCTTTTAGAGCATGAGCTTGTTCACAAGTAATAACCTTTTCTCCATTATAATAAAATTCATTAGTTGTCATTTAAGCAGCCTTCATTATTAAAGTAGTCATAATACCAGCACTATCATAAGATAAGCTTTCAAATGTATCAGCTACTAAAGCATTTAATTCTATTTGTCTGCTCCATTCAGAGCCCCATCCACATAAATAAGCATGTCCTGTTGGAGTTCCATCATCAGCTCCTAAACCAGCATCAGTTGCATCTTCATCAAAATCAATATGAAATTGTAAAGTTGCAGTCACAGCAGGTTCAGCAGTTAAGTTTTTATAATCATCTAAAATTTGTTTTGCATTTAGAGCAAGATTCCAATATTTTACATCGCTAATCATTCCTTGGAAATCATTTAGGTGAGTGTTATTAGTTTCCAAAACCCCAATTGCAAACTTATCGGTTAGACTTAATTCATCATACCACATTGTCAAATCTGTTGATGTTGAATTTGTCGCATCTATTGCAATTCCATTAACATAAAGAACTGGTTGGGTTCCATTCTGTACAACAGCGACGTGTGTCCATTTTTTAGAAGGTATTGTGTCTGCTGCTGAAATAATATTAAATTGTGTAGCTCCCGCATGTCTAAGGGTAACTTGTAAAACCCCATTTGTTGTGGTTAAAAGTTTTAAATATTCATTAGTGTTATCATTATCTCCAGCACTGAATATAACTCTATCTCCATTTACATTATCTAGAAAAATCCAAGCAGAATAAGTCCCAACAGTATCACCTGCAGCAACTCTTGCAACAGCATGAGCGTCTGCTAAAACATAATCATCAGTACCATCAAGTGCAATAGCCTTTCGAGAATTTAGTGAGCCTCTTACAACCTCAACATCACCTGCTGTCATTGTTTAAATTGCTGTCAGCTTATATGCAGCGTTGTTATTTATTAGAACAGGAACATTCATATTGAATGATTTAATAGTAACTGTCTCTCCTTCTTCCATTGTCACTTTAGTTGTAATTCCTTGAGCTTCATATAAAGACATTGCAGTTTGTGATATACAGAATAGAACTGTATTCACAGTCATTGCATTACTTTCAATAATTGTGAAGTCTGCTATTTTTCCAACTACACCATTTCTTGTAACACCATCTGTATAGAATTGTCCTGCATTTCTAATAACAGGATTATTTAATAACTCCATAAAATTAGTTGGGTGAATTATCATTTTAAGATTAGTAGTTGTGTTCCAGTTAGCAATCTTTAAAGCACTTCTTGCAATTAAAATGTCTTTTAATGGTTGCTGTAAGCTTTCAGTTGCATTGTCCCAAGTACCAACAGAACTAGCAGTGTTAGTTGTAGTTGCTAATTCAGTATAGATTGCAGTATCCTCAGATAATACAATTGCTCTTGCAACTCTTTCTAACATTCTTGCTTTAACATCAATAGCAGATAACTTCCAAACAGTCCAATCAAAAGTATGAGTAGCACCATGGATTTTAACTCTCTCAGCAGTTTCAGTCCAGCTATGATTCACATGTTCAAATATTGCACCGGGTGAATTAGTAAATCCAGTATTAGCTATTCCAGTCACAGCCATTTGAGTAATATCAGAATCAGTCTCTTGATAATAAGTATTTTTCTCTGCCTTTGTAGGAACTATAGAACATATTTGTCTTCCTGTAAACATTTCTAATGCATAATTTTTTACAACAGAATCTATGTCTTCTGCTCTCAAGTCTTGTTCTCCGGGAATGTCTGCCATTAGAATGTGCTCCTAAACAATGATGTTTCTGCTGCAGCTCCAGTTGTGTATGCTCTTCCAACAGTCCACCCTTTTTCAAAATCTAAAGTTGAATGTAAATTAACTTCTCCAGAAGTAGCACCCATTGAAACAAAATCTCCAATAGTGCAAGTCCCACCAGCTAAGATAGTAGCTTTAAATATACAATTAGTTATTCCTGTTACAAATAGATGTCCATCGTTTGCAACTTTTTCAGATGCACAAATTCCTACAATAGGAGTATCAACATTTCCTGCATGAGCAGTTACAAGCATATTATCTGCTAATTCTAAGAAATCACCTACTGCAATAGCAGAGCCATCAGCAACATTAAAAGGGACTCTATCCCCCTTGTTTCCTAATAATCTCCATATTTCTGCTTGCATTTTTTGTTTTAGTGATTCGGCTTATGCATTTCTGCGGGCTCACTACACCCTAACCTAATAAAAACTATAATAATAAAGTATTTAAATCTTTGGGTTATTCGGTGCAACGATTAACTTTTAGCTTTTTCTTTTTCAACCTTAGGCTTAGGGTATTTTGCTCTCTCTTTTAATGCTAATTCATAAGTTTTCTTTTGACATTGCTCTGCAACATCCATAGAAATTCTTGTATTATCAATTAGACTAAATTCTTTCTCACATGCTTTGCAAACTATATCCCAGTCAGCATATCCCATTTCTCTACTCATATTTCTTTGCCCATGCTGAGCCAGTTACATCACCAACAGCCTTGATTCTTGCTCTTGAAGCTTTTTCTTCATCTGTAAATTTTGGTTTAGATTCAGTTCCAGCTTCGGTTTCACCACCAACAGCTTCTCTTGCAGCCATAGCTTCTTTTCTTTCTAAGATTTTTTCTTCTCTTTCACAAACTCTGTTTCTTCTTTCAACAATCTCGTCTGCTCTGTCAAGTGTTTCCACTGTTTTATGCTGAACCCCTTTATCAGTATCCTCAGTTGTTTCTTTTGGTTCTTCTTGTGTTGTTTTTTCTTCATCCATAGTTACCTCCTTACAGCAAGCCAAAACTCAATTGACTTTTTCCATAATCTTCATATTGTTTTCTTTCTTCTTTTCTTAATTCTTCATTCATCTTTCTTACATCTTCCCAGTATTTTGATTCAGCTTCTTTCTTCGCTGTTTCATATGCTTCTCTTTCTTTTAGAACATTAGCCCAATATCTTTCATCATCTTTTCTTGCTTGTGATTTAGCATCAGCAATATCTTTTTGAACTTGTTTATAATATGCTTCATCTTCTGCTCTTTCAGTTTCTCTTTGTGTTTCTCTTTCAGCATCTATTCTCGCCCACTTTTCATCTTCTGTTTCTCCAGTCTCTTGTTGGATTTGTGCTTGTTTTGCAACTTCATCCATAATTTTCCCACCTTGAATCACACCCTTTATTGCTTTTGGTATTGTTATAAATGGAGATATTATTGGTGTCCATGATAAGTATTGTTCCCATTTATTCATATCAGTTAAATCATCTCTTGCAGCAGCAGCTTCATTATATAATGTCCAATCCCCTGTAATTTGTGCTTGTCTTAATACATCTTTCATGACAAATGTAATTGGTTCTGCTGATTCTTTTTGTGCCCATTTACCTAATCCAACTGTTCCTGCTAAAGAACCAAATAATATCATTGCTTCTTTACTAAAAAGTTTACTCATTACAGTTTTTATTAAACTTGTACTTTTGGGGTTTGTTAAAGTGTTTGCAACTTGTTGGACTCTCGTTTGCCCTAATGCCCATTTTAATTGTCCAATACCTTTCTTAGTTAGTCCTGCAGCTCTCCCTGCAGCCTCTACAGTTTTGTCTGGTATTCTCTTTCCTATGAGACTTGTTCCTCCAATAATTGGACCTGTATAAGTTAAAGCTACAACTTTCCCTCCAACAATTTCTTCAAATTCTTCTTTAGGTCTTCCAACTATAATATCTTTTGCTATTTGTCCTGCACTTCCCTCTAAAAATCCTCTTGTTTCTTTTTTCTCAGTTCTTAAATCAATAGTTTCTCTTTCTTCTTTAGGTTTTTTCTCAGTTCTTAAATCAATAGTTTCTCTTTCTTCTTTAGGTTTTTCTTTAGAGGGAGTTGATTCTTGTCCTGTATCTTTAGCATATTTTTTATCCCATCCAGCTGCTGCTGCTTCTCTTGCAGAAACCCCAGAGAGTTTTCCTTTTGCTTTTTTATAGTCTGAATATGATGGCATTATATTAAATTTATTACTCCACTACCTCCTGATAGTATGATTATTAAATATAGAAACTTTTTAATATATTTCAATTCAGTTTCTATTTTTGTTAGTCTTTCTTTGATTGTCATTCTCCCTCCCCTGCAGTAGTATCACTTGGTTTAGTTGCTCCACTCTCAACATCTTTCTTGTTATCTGATAATAATTCATTCTCTAGTGATGCTGGGAACTCTAGATTAATCTCTAATTCTAATTGAGATAATATTTGTTCCTCATTATATAATTGTAGTTTCTCTATTTTCTGTTGGAATGATAAATAACCAATCTTCTCAGCTGCTTCTGTGAATCCTTTACTATTTCCTACTATAAATTTAGGGACTCCTGCAGTTTCATAGAAGTGGTCTATTAAAAACTCTAACCATGCAAGAGGACTTAATGTTGCATTAGGTGGGACTGAAACTAATTCAGATTCAGAAACTCCCATTGGTTCAAAGATGTGTTCTCTGCCTGCAATAGCTTTAGTTTGTAATTCTTTATATGCTGCAACTTCTGCTGGGACATCTGTTTTTAATTTGAACTTCCATAGAGGATAAACATGCCTGTGCATCACTATTCTATAGTCAGCCATTGCTTCATTAATCATTAATATGATTTGAATTAAACTCTCTACAAGACTTGTTCCTGTAATTGAATCAGCTATTTTATTTCTTGAGAAATGTAATATCTTACTTGGGTCCATCTTTCTTGGCTTTTTTCCTTGAACTTTAGAGCGTTGTTCATATCTTAAAATCATACCTTGAGGGTCTGCAATAATATCTATAGTGTCTGGGTCAAGAACTTTAAGATTTATTAATCCTCCATAATCATCTCTCATTTGTTCTGCAAAAGCATCCCCAACAATATCACATGTCCTATTCATATTATGAATAATTGTATTAAAAGATTCATTACCTATTCCCTTAATTATCATAAGATTAATTTCAGTCATTTCCTTAGAATCTCCAACACCTTGATAACCTTTTCCCATAACCCAGTCTGCTCTTGCATCAATAACTGCTCTTAATTCTGGTATGGTTTTGTAATAGCCTAAGTTCTGACTCCAGTCTTTTACTCGGTGAGTTGTCTCTTTTTGCTCTGTAACACCATCGGTGTGTTGCCCATCTACAGAGTAGTCTGTGATTGTATTTGTTAAATCACTTGCAACTGCACTTCCAATATCATTTTCTGCCATGTTTTTTGTAGTATGTTAGTTTATTTAAATTTATCTAAATTTGATAAATTACAGTAGCACCATATAATTTCCATGCTGGGTCTGCTATATCCCATGATTGATTAACTCTTATACAATAGGAGTAATTTAAATTATCAACAATTTCATCAATATCATTAATTGTGCCTCCTATTGACATTGCAGTTCCTGGAGCAAATTTTAAATCTGTTGCATTTCCTGCATGGTCTATTTTAAAAATATTATAATCATTATTTGAAGCTTCAAAATTTCCCCATACTGTTACACTTGTTATTGAAGCTTTATTTGGTAAATTAATCCATACAAATAAATCATATTCTAAATCTGTGCTTAAAGTTATACTTCCTATTGTTGAAATAAAATTTGGGTTTCCTGATGCTGGAAAAAAAGCTGACGGTGGAATTGATAAAACCTGTTGTTTTCCAGTGTTTATTATCCCTTCACCTTTATTAAATAAACCTGAACTAAAACTTAAAGCCATTGTTCCATCCTTGTTGCTTTATTTAAATCTGGAATCTTGCCCTCATCACGATTTTCAAAAGAAGTAGCATAACCTAACCTCATCATCACTGCCCCCATATCCATCCCTAAACTAATTATCCTAGCAAGAAGTCTCCCATACTTTCCAACCCTTTGATATTTATCAATTCTCAACATTACTTCTTCTCCCTCGATGATATTTTTTAAATACTCTTTACTATCTTCTCCACCTTCACTCATTTCTGGAGCATTGATTCCTAAGAATCTTACTGGAAAATCAAAATCCCTTTCATCCCATTCTACTCTGATTGTATCTCCATCAACAACCTTAATCACTTTTACAAAAATATCTTCTGTTATTTGTGGAAAAGGACTAATAATATGTTCTTGTAATTGTCGATTGGTTAGTTCTGGAAATCTAATAAAGTCATGAGCCATTATGCCTCCTGTATGAATTTCTGAACTTGTTTATCTCTTAGAATTGAAATTGCAAATAATGCTCTATCTCTTAGAATATTAATCATATCCTCTGCTTCAATTCTTGAAGTGAATCCAGACATATCCCATTGGATTACATAGATTGCACAAAAACATGCACTAGCTTCTGTTAGGATTCCTTGAACATCTGCATTAAGTCCCGCAGTAACTGCATCACTCCAATTAAAACGACATAAAGAATTAATTAATGCTTCAACTTGTAGAACATAAATATCAGTAGCTGCAACTGCAACAGAGGTTGCGTTTGCATTAGTTCCTGCTCTTGCAATAATATCTGCACTTTTTGTATAAATTCCTACATCAGCCATCTTATCTTAGTCCTTTACAAAATTCCATAATATTTAAACTTTTGTCTTTCATGCACCATGCCCATCTAATAATTGATTCTGCAATATGAGAGTAAGTTCCCCAAATTAGGAGTCTTCCAGTCTTAGGATGATATTCTGCTTGTATAGATTTTAGTGAAGCTTTTATTTCTGAATCATCTAATAATTTTATTTTCTTGTTCTGCATTAGAGATTTTAAATTATTATAAAGTTCTTCTTTTATGATTTTTTTCTTACCTTCATCCTCGTTGTAGATTCTTTGAGCATTATTAATTTCAACAACCTTTGATTTATTTTTATGGTCTTCTCTTAACATATCACAAACAGCTATTCCCATTCCCCCAGAATCAATATTTTCTATTCTAAAATTATATTTTTTATCTAAGTCAATTATTGTTCTTACATTATTTGGGATTGGAATATCCTTTGTTATGATGTTTTCAACTTGTTCAATATAATCTCTAGAAATTTTATCACCAATTCCATGCACAAACTCATCTCTATCTTTTCTTGCAACATCACAACCATAATAATATTTATGTCCTGGAATAATTTTTTCTCTTCTCTTTAAAACACAACATTCTTTAATTAATTCATCTGAAATAAATTGCCTAATCTCATCAATAAATTGTCCTAAATACATTTGTGCATATTGAGATTTTGTTAAGTGTGTTTTTTTATGAGCAAGAAAAACATCATCTCTTCTTGGGCAGTCTTCACTTGATGTGTGAAAAGCTGTAAAGGTTGGGTCTTCAAAACATTCAAAATAATATCCTTGTTTTACAAAAGGTGTGGATAAGAGCCAAATACTTCCTCTTGTTATTGCAAGAGCTGGGATGATTGAGTTCCAAACTTCTTCTGGAATAAATGCTGCTTCATCTGCTATTAATAAATCAATAGTGAATCCCATAATTCCATATCCTGTATCTCCTGCACATAAACAATGAATTACAGAACCATTGATTAGTTGAATTTTAGATTTAGTAGGTCTATCCTTACCTTTTTTAATCATCTTTTTATCCATATTGATTAAATTTCTTTGAATTTTTGTGAAAAGAAGTAGTGCTTGTTTTTCAGTTTTAGAAATTACCATGATTAGTTTATTAGAGTTTTCCAGTGCATATTTTGCAGCTTTAATTCCAATAACAAAACTTTTTCCAACTTGTCTTCCACTTCTTAGAACTATATTACCCTTAGTTTTCATAACTTCTTTTTGCCATGAATCAAGAATTATCTGTTGCATCTTCTTCCTCTTCAAGCCATTTTAAATCTTCATCAGTAGGTTCATATGGTTTTTCATCTGCATTGCTTCCTGTTTTGAATTCAACTGCCATTATGATATTCCTTAAATGCTTTTAGTAAAACTTCCCATTTAACATTAGGATAAAGGTTTTGCTGTCTAACTGCTAAAACTTCTTCTGTCATCTTAGGGAACATTCTAAAGTCTGTTAAAACTGCTTCTGGGATATTTGCAAAAACTTTCTTAATTTCCTTGTCTTTTTCATTAATAGATTTAAGTTTTACCTTTAGATTCTCTATTTTTTGCTTTTTTTCAGTAATCATATTTTCTTCTAGTTTTATTTTTCCTTTAATTTCATCTCTTTTTAAATCACTTCCTGAGAAAAAATATTCAATTAACATTTCATTAATTAATTTAGAAGCATTTTCAGTATTCTTTAGTTGTTCTATAATTTCAATATCAAGTGTTACAAGTTTGTTGCCTTTCATAAAATAAGATAAGAATAAGGCTTTATAAAGATATATATATAATAATATATATATGATATATACTTACTTACTTATAGTTAATCATATATAGTTTTAAAAAATTTGTCTGTGAAGTCCTGGGCGGGGGGATGGGCGGTTAGTAAAGAGTCGCAAGGTGTGGGTGGGGGCGAGCCCTCAGGCGAGCCCCGTTAAGGCTGGCATATGCCAAGCCAGCCTTAACCAAAAGACTTATAATGCTGGCTGAATCAGCCGCAGCAAGCCAGCTTTATATGGCTTTTGATAGTATAATCCAGCTCAGCTGGCTAGATCTAACCAGCTTAGCCCTTAAGCTGGCTATCTTTGCCTCAGCAAACTACGAAAGCATTGATACCTGTAGAATTAGCTTAGCTATGTGCTAAGCTAAGCTTGCAAACTTATTAAAGCTTTGCATTTGCTGAGGTGTTCAAGTTTTACCCATGAATCTAGCCATCTTTCTTCTTGCATGCCACTTCCTTAACATTACTGCTCTATTCTTAATAGCAACCTTATGCTCACCATAACAGCGTTTACAACAAGGCATATTATTTAACCAAGCATTACAATTAGGCAGTCCACAATATTGGCATTTCATCCATTTATCCTCTTTTTTAGTTCTTTTAATGTTTGTTTAGTATCAATACTCATATATTCATCTTCCCACACTAATTCATTAAT